ATGACAGTTACAGATGTCACACAGATTATAGCCAATTTAGGGTTTCCTATTGCAGCATGTGTAGCGTTATATATTATGAATACTAAAACAATAACGAAATTAACAGACGCTGTAGACGAATTAAAAAAATTAGTGGAGAGGTTACACAATGGGGATTAATGAAATATTCAAACTGATAGACGCAGGATTTACAAAGGAAGATATAATAGAATTGTCAAAACCTATTGAAGAACAGCCGGTTAAGGCAGAAGACGTTGAGGTTGCACCGCCGGAAGAAATTTCAGCAGTGCCAAATATGGATTATATAAAAGATTTGCAGAAAAGCATTGATGATTTAAAGAAAACGATTATAGCTACTAATCAGTTAAGGAATTTAGGCGGAGATAAAACAACTACAATAGACGATATAAACGATTATATTATTAACGGAAGGAATAAAAAATAATGGCAAGTGTAAATGATTTGAATTTTAATCAAGTATCAACGCTTTTGACATCTATTGTTAAGCAAGCGACAGGACAGAGCGCTCTTACTCCTACTAATACAAGTGAATTTGTATCAGTAGCTACAACAGCGCTAAAGAATGGCGTTGACCCGGTAATGTCAGCAATCACACAGATGGTTGCACGTACTATATTTTCGATTAGACCATATTCCGAAAAATTCAAGGGTTTAAGAGTGTCTTCGGAACGTTGGGGCAATATTGTCCGTAAACTCAATATCGCCGATGGAGCGTATAATGATGATACAGCATTTGCTTTGCCAGAGGATGGGCAGAGTGTAGACATGTACAAACTCCGCCGTACAAACATTTTGCAGACTAATTTCTATGGTGCGAATGTGTTCAAAATTGAACGGTCATATTTTAGGGAACAGTTGGAGTGCGCATTCACTTCACCGGAAGAGTTGGCAAGCTTCTACAGCATGGTAACCGGTAATATTATGGATATGATAGAGACAGCACATGAAAACCTTAAGCGCGCAACGCTTTCTAATCTTATTGGTGGAATTGTGTCCGGCGGCGGTACAGAACAGAAAGTGCATTTGCTTACAGAATACAATACGAAAACTGGCGGAGAATATACAGCCGTAACGGTGATGGCTCCGGATGTTTACCCCGACTTTATGAAATTTGTATATGCTCGAATAGCTACAGTTTCCGCGCTTCTTACAGAGCGTTTGCAACTACATCATATCAATGTAACTGGTAAAGAAATAACTCGTCATACGCCGTATGAAAACCAGAGACTATATATGTATGCTCCGGCGATGTATGAGAGTACAGCGCGCGCGATAGCAGATACTTATCATGACACATTCTTGCGTTATGCAGACCATGAACCGGTCAACTTCTGGCAGTCTGTTGAAACGCCTGATACAGTTAATGTAACGCCGTCATATCTCAAGGCTGACGGCACTATTACAACGCCGAGCTCTGAGATGTCTGTTCCTAAAGTATTTGCACTCCTCTGTGATGAGGAATCCTGCGGCATGACAGTTGTTAACGAATGGAGCGCATCAAGCCCCCTCAATATTACAGGCGGTTATTATAATGTCGCATGGCATTTTACGGATAGATTTTGGAACGACTTTACCGAAAATGCTGTAGTATTTACAATGGATTAATATTATGAAAGTTACGTTATATCCCGGATTTGGAAAGCGAAATAATTCAACCAAAACACCCCCCACAGAGGGGGTTACATACACCGGCAGCCTGAAAGATAATTGTACAATACTAAAACCTGTCATTATCTTTCAGGCTGCCGGGGCGGGGGATTATTTCCCTGCAAGCTATCCTGCAAGCTATAATTATGCTTATATTGATGCTTTTGAGAGATATTATTTTATAACGGAATGGGAATGGGTGGAACGGAATTGGATTGCAACACTTGAAGTTGACCCTATGGCAACATATAAGGGCGACATTGGTACAAGTACGCATTATGTCGAGCGGTGCAGCGGGAAATATAACGGCAGAATTACAGATACTGTGTATCCGGTCATGACAGACCCCAGTGTTACAATAACTGATATTGATTCTCCATGGATTAATGAAACTTATTATATTGTGGGTATCAGTGGAGGGGGAGGGTCAACAGGGATCACTTACTATATTTTTTCGTCCTCTCAATATTCAACATTTATTCGGAACATATATAATAGTAATTCGTGGTGGAATGCTTCAACTGCAGATATTACTTACGACCCCTCAATATTCAATCCGCTGGATTTTATAAAATCAATTAGGATGTACAGAAGTTCATTTGGCGGAACTGCGGTAGAAAGTGTAAATATGGGATATTGGAGCGTGCCCGCCACATGTCGAATAATATCTGACACACAAGCATATTCAAGTGTTCAAAGAAAAATCACTTTGCCACAGCATCCGCAAACATCGAGCCGCGGAAGCTATGTAAATTCAGATTTATATACTAAGCGTATATTATCAATTAAGCCTTTTGGTAAGATTCCATTGGATTGCAGTCTAATCGCTGATGAAACTTCTATAAAAATATACATTGGTATTGACGCGTATTCCGGCCGGGGGTGGTTACGTGTGTCTAACGGTTCAAATTCTATGATAATTGCGGAGGCAGAGGCGCAGATAGGCGTTGATGTTTTACTTAATGTTCAGGCCGTATCGGAACTTTCACGAGCAACAGCGATAGTCAATTCAGCTTCAAGTATTATTAGCACTTTGACCGGAAACGGTTCAAATATGACTATTGAAACAGGTGTGAGCAACTGGGCGGCAATTGCCGGAGTACCGCTCATTCGTGAGACTGGAACAGGTGGGGATTTAGCAACATTTTCTTTTGCTGAAAGTAATAGATTATGTTCAGCATTTTATTCAATAGCTGACGAATATAATTCAGAGTTTGGCCGTCCATATTGCGCGCCGGCGGTATTAAACACTGTAGGAGGTTTTATTAAGTGTGCTAATGCAGAGGTCGAATTCCCATGTCTCGCACCGGAACGCGCAAAAATTGAAGCGTACTTGAACGGAGGTTTTTTCTATGAATAGTGTGCCGTATTCATACGGTAATATCATGCTTGAAACGGCACCTGTTACGCCGTCAACAATACATGTAACGAATACCGCGTTGTCAGCATTTTTCAGACGTTATTTATTTTCTGATTTATTAAGTGTTTGGGAATGGAAAATCCCGGAGAATTGGGATAGCAATTATTTCAAAGCTGTTCTATTCTCATGGGGATATTTTACAATTATTGATACTCCGGCGTTCGGTATAATTCCACAACAGGCGGGATTAAAAGGATATAACGTACAGTATCAACCTACTAATGCTATAATTTCTAATCCGAGAATAAATCAAATACTTGAACCTATAATCGGTAAAGAATGTGCCGTAATCAGAATACGTCCCGATTATTGCGGCATGCTTGACCTTGTTAATTATTATGGCGATATGATGGCGTTGACTGCGGAAACACTTGATACCAATATACTGAATTCAAAACTTGCTTATGTCTTCGCTTCTGATAATAAAGCCGGAGCAGAAACATTTAAGAAGTTTATGGATAAAATTGCCAGTGGTGAACCCGCGGCATTTATAGATAAAAATTTATTTGATGAAGAACACAACCCCCACTGGGTAAAGTTTAATAATGAAATTCGGAATAATTTCATAGCAAATGATTTACACGGACTTCTTAAAAATCTATATAATGATTTTCTTAATCGAACAGGTATACCAACTGCCAATACTGATAAAAAAGAACGACTTATAACATCGGAGGTTGAAGCTAATACACAGCAGTCGTTCTCCGCAATGGATATGTGTTTAAAGGAAGTCCAGCGAGGTATTGAGCAGGCTATAGAAATATTCCCTGAACTTGAGGGTAATCTGTCGGTTAAATGGAGGGTAGATATTAATGGACGCCTGTCTTTCAATAATGGGGATAGTCAATTCAACACTTCCGACAACAGCGGATTTTGAGGATTTAGCTTCAAAATTTAAAAGCTGGTGTAATGTTTCAAGTGATTGGATATCAACACAGCTCGCCGGATATATTCTTATAAATACTGCGGAGCTTGAATTCATATTTCCCGACCCTAAATTTGCTGAAATTGCTATTAGTGCATGGGCTCAAGTAAATGATGTGAGATTTACGGAATTATATAATACCACTACTGCGGAATTCTATAATTCGTTTGAACCTCTTGAAAATTACAATATGGAAGAGACAACTACTCAAGAAGATACTAATACCGGAACTGATACGCACACACACAGTGGCGGGACAACCAATGAAGATAGTATTACAACTAATGATACCGGAACAGTATCCGACAGCGGGGATGCTAGTCGTGACGGAACTACTACGCATAAAGTATCGGCATTTAATTCATCAACATTAGCGGATGCGCATAGTGACACTGATAATTTTAGTACTACTTCTACTAATACCAGAACTGACAATTTAACGCACACAACTACAGAGGAACACACATTTACAGATACGCAAAAGCTCGATATAAGCAGAAGTGATATATTAAATCGTACAGTAACGCTAAGCCGTCACGGAAACATAGGAGTAACTACAAGTCAGCAAATGGCGCAAAGTCAGCGAGATTTGGTCATGTTTGATTTTAATAAATACATATGTGACGAATTTAAAAATGAATTTTGTATTTTGTTATATTAAGAGGTGCCAGAATGTATTACTTTCCTTATACAAATTTTCACGACATAAATTTAGATTGGATTATTGAATATATAAAATCCGCTAAAAGTGAAATAGAAGATTTAGTAAATCAATTTGAGAACTTAATAGTTCAAACAACCGGCGATTCAACAACGCAGGTGATGAGCCAAAACGCTGTAACGATGCAATTGAATTTCTTAAGCTCCAGAATTAATACCCTTAATACTACCGTAGAAGAATTGACAGCGAAACTCAATGAGGATATTGCAAATTTAGCAGAATTTGAAACTGAAACAGCTTCAAATTTTTCATCTGATAGGAATAGACTATCAACTATTGAGAACACTCTTACACGTTTTTATGTTGTTGTTAGTCATACTGAAACGGAGAATACTATAAATGTATCGATGTCCGAGCTACTAAATTACCGCACCAGAGCTAACGTCCGATATTATATCCATGATTCTGTCAATAATTTTGTCAGGTATGCATATGAAGCATATTCGCCACAATCAATGGTAATTATGCTCCAGACTTTACCTTTTAGTGTTGAAAATGCGGTCTATCGTGCAACGGTTTACCCCACATCTGGAGACATATCATATGACAAAATAGGGCTTATAGCGGTATCTCAATCATCCGGTACAAGTCAAACAACGGTAATGTCGCAACGTGCTGTGACGGATTTTGTCAACACTTCCAATTTGCCGAGGTATCCTCGATATGAAATACAGTCTGACGGCGGAACTATTTCATCAGGACAGCTCACTATATTACAAAATATTCTTAACGCAATAGTAGTTAATAATTATTCCCCTCAAATTTACTTGAATATTACTACGGACAATGTGACTGAGCAATTATATGTTGACAGCGCAAATAATACCGGGTATGTTCTCCGAAATAATAACTATATTATAACATATACTACCACACCGTCAGCAACTATAGAACCCGTTGAAAAAGTGTTTACTTCTTCAGCTACAGGAATCGTCAGAATAGCTGGGGGTGCAGCAACAGGATATAGCATATTAAAACTTGTAGGGTCAGACATCGATTTAACAGACTATTATATTGTCGATGCTGATATATCGAACTTAACCGAAGGTGTTTCATCATTGATATCTGTTTCTAAGGTATCCGGCGTTCCTGTAATATTAATATATTCAAATGGCGTGGCATTCTCCGGAAGTTGGACTGTAACGTGTAGACATAAATAAGAGAGCTGGAACAGCTCTCTTTTTATTAGAACACTCAATAATTATAGTCATCGCGATCGTCAATGTCAACATTTCCGTTTTGCTTATTATCATTTGTCTCAATAGATTTACCGTGAACAATAACGATACTGTCAACATATATTCGCATATTATAATCAAGCGACTTTTTAGGTTTATCAACTACGCCCTCAACTATAATCTCCGAGCCTTTAGGAATAAAATTTAAAAGGTTTTCAACACGTTTTTCAGCTATAAAAAGGTCATAAAATATAGTATCATCAAACCTTTTATTAGCTAACGTATTTGCAACAAAAACATTGTTTTTAGAATTCGTTAGCTTTGCCCAGTCTTTGCATAATCTCCCGTGAATAATTGTTTTGTTGTACATTTTCTTTCTCCTTTAATAATTAATATTTATCTATATTTAAAATATAAGATACTAACCCATATAATAGCAATAATTATTGCTATTATTAACCTAATAGCCCAGAATTTTAATAATTCTATCCATGTAAAATTATTTTTCATTTCACTACCTCAATACATTTTTATATATTTTAACAGCAATTTTAATAGATACCCCTTTTCCGCTTCGGCTTCGCCGAAATATACAGCGTTTACAATACTTCTATATTTATTACGGAATACCAGTATGTCATATTCATTAAGCTTAAACACTTTAGGTGCTCCGCTTTTATGTGTTGACAAGTAGTACGGTTTTTGCCTGGATTTATGCCGGTATATTGTAATTTCACCTATTGTTACAACGGGTATATATTCAGCAAGTGGACGTGACACATCTAAGAAGCTGTCCATATCTTCAAATAGGTTATCAATAGCTTGATTGGCAAATGCCGTGTCTTTCGTATATTTATATAATGCTGTTTTCTTTTTGCGCTCGCTTATTGGCGAATTTAGATATAAAGCTATTAAACGTTCATGTTCTCTGTCTATTTTCAATTCTTTCTTATTACGGTACATTTCCATAATTGGACTTATCATATTAAGCGTTAAAAAGTAGTCATTGTTTAAAATTGTAGAATTACATATACTAATAACGCAGAGTGCAGGGCGACCCTCTAACTCTCTATTACGATTGATTGTCTCATAAGCATTGAAGAACGTGAAAGCCTCGCCATTCATGCTTTGACCCTTTAATGTTTGAGGTATCGCCTCGTCCTGTATTATAAAATCGATATCCGTCATATCCCCGCCGCGGAAATTCGCAAAGGTTGACAAGCTCATCATATATCCGAGGCATTCGCCCCCGGCTTTGCCATCCTCATCAGCATAATAAAAGCTATAACAATCATCGCCGTTCAGATAAGGTCTAATGTCTATTCCTTTATCAGTATTTAGTTTTTTAAATACATTGAAGGCGTTGGTTGACAGCTTTTTAACTTCAGAAGCTTTACGCCTTAGCAGTATAAATTTAATATGATGATTTAATACTATTGTTTCAAGTACAGTATAAGTCTTTCCGATTCCTCGACCGCCAATTAACCATATAAACGGCAACCCCTTACTTAATAGATATTCAATATCCGGATATCCTGACGGTTGATATAATTTGCTTTTCTTTACTCTATCCATCGTATCTTTTCCATATCAAAATAATTTTTTCGTAACCATTCAAGGGATGAATTACTGATACGTTTCAAAATATCTTCTATATCTATACTTGTACTAATCTTATACGTTGTTGGAACAATTGCAACATTAGACGATATATGAAGATTATGCCCGTCAATTTGTAGATCTATGTCCGTATCATTATCATTATAAATAGCCCGAGTCCCTCCGGCTTTGCTCCAAATAAAGCCGTCCTTGAATTTCTCAATATCTCCGAGTTCTTCTGCGCCGGACGGATTATTACCTTTTCGGAATTTATTCACCCCTGCCACAGTCACTTTTAATTCTCCGTCCTTAACCTGTGCGTACTTCTTTGCCCCCAGAGTGACGAATTTTTCGCTCACTCCCTCGTTTTCATATACCCCCATATAATGATCACCCCCCTTTATGTCAACCGCCTTGTAGCCCATTTTTTGAGCCTCTGCAACCATGCGTTTATTATACTCAATAGGGTCATGTTTTCCAATGAATTTTACGCTGTCTGTATCACCGTAAACAAAATCACGTCCAACAATCCACATAAACGCCTTTAGGTCCTGCCGGGCATAAGCTGTAACCCACACCCCCACAGCATACGGGAGAAATGGTGCTCGCTTCATTTTAGCAAGTTTCTCCTCTTTCGTGTCTATAAGATAGTATTCATCAGTTGAAGAAAGATATGCTATATCATCTTTCAAAGTGTTTTGAACTGTCATACCATACAAGGCATTGATTTTCTTCTTTGATTCCGCATATGCTATGTTATCCTGCCCACCTTTTAACTCAGTCTTTTTTATAAACAAATCAATCACCAACTTTCTAAATTCGTAGGGTAAATATCGTTTGAGAGACTTATAACATTCTATTATTGTTATATCGTGCAAAGAAATGTTATAATCCTCTAATAAAATTATTAAGTCAATTTCTGTAATAGTTGTCTCCAAACTTTCAGCGTACAATATTCGCCCGTTATCGAGCAAATAGTTTTTTATGTTCCGACACTTACTGAACGATATATACGGTTGATGCCATTTCTTAAGTTCTACATGTTCCAATCGTACACGGAATAAGTATCCGAATTTTTCCGAATTTGATAGTATGGTTTTAATATCATCTGTCGTTTCTCTAAACTCGGTCAGCGGAAATTTTTTATTAACCAGTTCGTAAGGATATGAGCTTTCACGGTCATAGCTTCCAACATTATATAATATCTTTCCAACATAGAAACGGTTAGCGTGATTATCTCCACCTCTAAACGCTTCACGCAACAGTTCAAACACGTGTAAGGTGGGCACTAAACCGCGTAATATTCCGTTATATGGGAATAACACCTTTTTTGCCATTCGCCGAACATATCCTGTTGAAGTATACGGAATTGTGTTTAGTGTGTCGCCATTGGCTTTTAACAATGCTTTTATTGCACATGACAAACCTACAACATCATTTCGCATATAAACTAAATCATCAGCGTCTATCTCTGACCAAGGATATCGCACAATATCATAGTTCATTTCTGTTTTCTGTAATGGTCTTGGAACGTTCATATCTTTCATGAAACGCTCAAGTCCTACCCCTGCGAGCTTATAACTACAACGAAATTCCACTTTATCCCATACGCAATATAGAGGCTCCCTAACATCAACTAAGAAAACATCTTTTCGGTCAAACTCATGGATGCCTTTCAAAAATTGGAATTCATGAGCTAAATTATGAACATATATAACTAATCGTTTCTTCTCCGGAATTATTCGGTTTAATTCGTCAATCACGGTTATAAAATCATCCCAAGTTCGGCCATATATTACAGGCATGCCCCATATATGCAACTGCCATATATACATAAACGCGTGTGTCTCATCTTTGTATTCAATTTTACTCGTTTCTATATCCCATGACGCTATTAATTCCAGATACTTATTAACCGATTTCGTTAATAATATTTTGGACAGTCTTGTGTTTAGCATCTCCATTAATAAACGCACGTGCAAGCTCCTCCGACGAATATATGTCTATTAGTTTTGTGTTCTTCGCCGCGGCCATAAAATCGGCAAATTTATTATATTTAGAAACTGGAATATTATATCCGTGTTTTTTTAATGTTGCAACACTTTTTCGGCGCACTTCTCTTAGCCCCGCAACACTTGCAAACTTATTTTTATATAAATTCTCCGCAATTTCTCGATAAAATGGTAAATCTTCATCTGATATATCCTTAGGGGCTTCTAAATCAAATATCCCGCTTTTAAGCACTTTGTCATAATCCGACCATTCCTTAGACGCTGAAAACCTTTGCTCGCGTTTCTTAAGAATATAATACAATCTGCGGTATTCTTGTCTATCTGTCATTAGCGTTATCCTCTGTCATAATATCTAAACATTCTTTGACTGCCGACAGCTTCGCTTGATAGATGTCAGTTTCCAAACTATTCTTGCAGACACTATAGTGTCGACGGTACATTATTTCATAATAATTATATAATTTAATCATCTTATCTGTTTTTGTCATTGTCTAAAACTCCCCATACTAAAACATTGTAGTCGTCGTCAACTCTACATTTTGCCAACCCTGATTTACTATTAACACATTCATATATTGAGTTTAAATCCTCTTGATGAATTCCGCCTTTTAAAAAATGTGTGTATATATCACCGTTTGACGCACGAAATGTTATAACATCATTACCGTTCATAAACTCAATTCCGTGAGGTGCTAATAATACCGTTTTACTTCCTATGTGATAATCTAATACGCAGTAGCCGACTGCATCGTATAACAATACTGTGTAATACCCTGTACATTCATCATCCACCGCATAACCCCGATATATAAAATAATCGTCACATACTTTATTTAATCGGTCGATTTCATCCCACGTATGAAGCTCAAAGTTATCATCCATACCTAAAGCTTCTTTAAAGTGTTTGTATTCGTTCATATATGCATCCCCCTTTCGTTGATGAATATAGTATAACAAAAAAAATATTTCAACGTAAGATATAAATTGTAAATGATTAATACTAATTGTATTGAATTTATGTTAAGATGTAGTTAGCATATGCTAACTATAGTAATTATGAATTTCGTTAAAAATTTAACGAAGTGTAATATAGTAAATGTGAATAGATGTTGTGTGTGTTGTAAATGTTATGTGAAGCTTTGTAATATTAACAAATTGTTCATGAAGTTCATGGAAAATTCATTTTGTTCACAATTTGTTAATATTCGCCC